CTTCATTTTTTTCTACTTTCCCTTGTAATTCTGCTAATCGAGATTTCGTTCTTGTTAAAGATGCGTTTAAGATTTCTTTTAAATTCATGTTATTTTTCCTCCAAAACTTTTTTTATTTGTTTGATAAGATTGCTTCTTTCTTCTGTATCATCTTCCACAACTGTTTTTACAGCTGCTTCTTCACTTCTCATTTCAATCATGGCTGTATTTTCGCCCCTGGTTTCAATGGAAGTTGCAACATAGGCTGGTGTCATATCCAAAATAGAAACTTCTAAAAGCTCTAGTTCTTCAATAGAGCGTTTTTGAACACCAGATTCACCTTCTTCCCATGAATCTTTTTCAGAAACAAAACCAAATGACCAACCACGTAATTCTTTATTCTTGGCCTTTTGAATCACTTGTTCATCTGTAACTGTAGCGATGGCTCTTAATCCAATATTGTCTTCATACAATTCCAGATTTCCATTTTCAATAGAACCAAGCTTTCTATTTTTGTTGTGATTAAAAAGCAAGTCCACATTCTTTGCTTTACTCAATGCTTTCTCAAACGCCTTTGGGACAATTCTCTCTTTGAAATATCCCCTTGGAGAAGGCAACATGCGACTTTCTCTGTCCACAACATTTACATAACCATCAAGTATGACTTGATTCCCTCGGACCTCAATTTTCATTCTCTTCACCCCTCTTTCCACTCCATTCAAACAATTTCTCTGTTACAATTTTAGTTACAAGGAGGTGTTAATATGATTTCATCAATTCAAACTGTAGATGATCTCAAAGATAAATTTGATTTTGCATACAAAGCATTAGCGTTTGTGGACGAAATAGACACTGGAAAGCGTGCTAGATTTCAATTTATTTCACAAATCTCTAAGGCAAAATATCGAATCTTTTTTCAGAGCTATTACTTTCCTGGTTACCAAGACTACAGCATAACAATTGAAGCAACATATTCGGATGACCAATGGATAATTTCTCTTGTGAATAAATCTGTAGATTAACTACTTTGTACAATGAATACGGTGGCTTTTCTTGTTCTACTGAACACATCAAAATGCCATTTCCAGTCCTACAATTTCCAACTACCACATCGAACATTGTAGGACTCCTCTTATGAATTCTAATATCCATGTCTCCACAGATAACATGAGATGTATCTCCCTTCACATTTAGTCACCTCCTCCCAATGAACCGTCTGCTACCTCTTTCTTTCCGATTTCAGTTACATCATTTGAAATGTATATAGCTTGTGATTCCTTTGTACCTTGCATAGGGAATCCAAGCATATCAGCGACATTATCAGGTGAAGTAATAGCTGTACGCACAAGGTTATAACCGATATTTGTCTTGTTGCTATAAGTAACAAAATCAAGAATATTAATCTTGAATTTAATTCGTTTCCCAGAATTTTGGCCATAAAAAAGAAGACTCAAATGGTCTTCAAAATTTTTCATTATTGGTCTAACTGCTTTATTGTGAATATACATCATTGCTTTCTCAATATCTTCTTTGATTAACTCTGTATATGTGTCCACATTTATGCCTAAAAACTTACCCAAATCCTTTTTATACACATTTAGATATGCTAGAGTCTTTTCGTCGTCTAACGGGCTTTTAAGCGTGTCAATTGAATACCCTTTTCCAAGAGGAATCATTTTTACAGACCTTGCTTCATCAATTGATTCTAGTTGATCTAAAATTGCATTGATTAACTTTGACTGCGCGCCATTCTGTGGATTGATATGAGCATCCAAGTTTAGCAAGAATGCTAACAGTCCACCCTTTTTATATTTATCAGTTAAAGTTTTCTCAGCTGACATAACGCCCTCGAGTGTATCTCTTCCTAAATCGAGAATACCTTTTCCTCTTAAATGATCTGCACCAATATTTTTTACATGCCGAATCATAAATGGAGGAATCTCATGACCACCAATATTGAAATGCTCTACCAAATTATCATCTAACTCTGTAAAAACATTGGAAGCTAAATGTATTTGAGCACCGTTTAATATCGGGAATGTCTCTCCCTCGAGTAAATAAGTATTCGTCATTAATTTAATGAATTCTGATTGTGTTAGATAGTTGTTGGGATTCCTTAAGATTTGAAGGGCAATATCATCCTTGATTTCATTCCCAAATTCATCTTCCACAACGATATCAGCTAATACCATTTGATTACTAATATCTTGTAACAATTCATAAACGTCACTAGATTGTAAAATGTTTGAATCTGTAACATACACACCGCCGTAACGAATACTTTTCCCTAAAACATCATCAAGATAGCCACGCTTTTCAGCCTTTTTAAATAAATAATTTGAAAACCTATCCCTTAAACCCAATTTCTCACCGCCTTTCAAATATCTCCCTACTTACAATATATCTTTATATGCTAAAATTAATTGTGGAAGGAGGTGGATATAATGGATAAATTTTTATATCACAAAGAGAACATTAAGAATTTCGTTTCAACTTCAGCATTTAATTGTAAACATATGTATCGTTTATTAAAGAAAGAGTTAAATGGTCAAAAAATAAACGAACACGCTTTATATGGCTATCACTCCATGGCTTATTCAAGCTTTATGGCAATGAAATCTTATTATCTTCAAAACGATGAATTATCACATTGGGAATATGATAGTTTCATTGAAAAGTTTGAACAATTTAGTAGAGAATTCATTAATAGTAGAGAATCAGGTCATAGTATGCAATGGACTTTTGGATACTACAACGACTTCATTGAAGCTTATAATGATGTAGCATTATTACTAGAACTTCATATTATTAAAGTTCCTAACTAACTTAAAATATGGAGCGATATTTTCGTTCCATATTTTTAAACAATCATATAACCTACAATTCGAATTGCATTGTTATGTTTCAATTTAAACTCGTCGTCATAAGTATTGATATAATAATCTGCCTTCGATACAGTTTCTTGCGTATTTGTAATTACTTCAATTGCGCCACTCGGTAGCTTTACTGCAACAGAAATAATTTGTGGTGTACCTACCGTTTTTACTTCTTCAATAAATCGTTCTTTCAATCTCATTACTTAACAACCTCCCAATTCTCAGCGAATAACTCAATATTCGTTTCTTTCCACGGCACACGACCAAAACGAGATTCCACATACAAATATGGAGCTGTCATTTTACTGTGTTCATCAGGGAATTGAGCACGAATTATAACATCTTTACTCCATTGTGGTAATCGCATCCCTTTACCTTTTTTCACTTCTTCAAACGCTTGGCCAAAATTCATTTCTCATTCACTCCTTATCTATAAATATCACCAATCAATTCATCCATACCTTCTTCAGTTATGCTATCCATAACCATCATCGTTTCTTTATGAGCACATAAAAAAGCAACAAATCCATCAATCTTCTTTTTGGATTGTCGCTTACTCGGGGCTTTCATACCGTTAATATTTGTTACAACTACAACGTTAAGAGCGCAATAAACAAACAAAGGATTATCAGTCATTATACGTTTTTCATAAATAAGTATTTCTGAATCATCCATCATTGCATTCATAACATTAGGCCACTGACTTACTGAAATACATTCGAGACCAAGATTCTCAAGTTTTTCAATTAACTTTTGTGACATCGCTGGATCATAGTTTATTTGTTGCACATCATATAAATTCATGCATTCTACAATGTAATCCATAACTTGATCCTGGTTTATCATCTTTCCATCACAAAAAGTAACAAAGCCACGTTCAACCATATCAGTATATGGAACGTTATCTTCTTTTTCACGATGTTCGATATCTTCATTAGGTACAAAATACATTTGCTTAACTTTTAGAATAGACTTTCCATCTTCGGTATAACCAGTGTTAGGGAAATTCAAGCTCACACATGTTAAATCGGTTGTTTTCGATAAGTCTAAACCGATATAGCAAGTTTCACCTGTTAAATCACCCAAGTCTTCCACAAGAACATGCTCAACTTGTCCTTGTTCAAAGAAGTTTTCAGCTCCATTTACGAATACATTCAAATGTTTAGAAAGGAATTCGGCTTTTTTATGCGCTGAACGTGATGCTGAGATGAATTCTGTTTCAAGTGCACTCATTGTTACAGATACACCGATATTTGGGTTAACCATTGCCCAAACATTACGATCTGTCCAATCATAATTCTTGTTAGGCTCGTATATCATAACGAAACTTGAATCATTATCATCACGTTTCAATACTTCTTTTGCCTCACGATATACTCGCATACCAACTGATGAAGAACCTTTGCCAGCCGTTGATATATTAAACATAATCGGCTCAGCACGAGAAACCTGTGCTGATTTAAAGTTATCGTACTGATCCATATTTTCTTGAGCATGAAGCTCATCATTTAAAATGAAGTGTGGATTGGAACCCTCAATGGATTGAATGTTTTTACTCATTACAATGAATTGGTTCTGATAAGCTAAATCATCACGAATATAGTCATATGTCACACTCGAAATGGTACCTTTTGGTCCTTTATAAATGTGCGAGCAATCCATTAATACATCATGGTTCATAATTGTTGCTGCAAATGGCTTTGCTGCATATTGAGCCTGGTTAAAATCGCTCGCACAGCAATAACAATCGGCACTAAGTACTCCTTCACCGTACATCGCATAACCAAGAGCACCAACACCGATTAAAGTTTTACCATTCTTCTTAGGAACCTGAATGTAAGCTTCTCGAGTAACTCGGACAATTTGTCCTTTTTCATTCTCATGAATCCATCCATAAATCCAGGAGTAAGCGAATTTCTCCCAATCTTCCAGGATAAAAGGTTGTCCGGCTAAATCACCTTTCGTATGACGGACAAACGTTTCAACCCAATCCATCATTTCATTTGCACGGTCCACATCGAACCAAATATCCTTACGCTTTTTCCATTTATAATAACGATCTACCATTGCCTTGATAGTATCGGGATATTTTTTAGGATTCTTTCTTACTTTTTTTGCATAAATATCTGCATAATTAACGCCACGTTCAATCATTTCGCACCACGCCATTTATTACGATGTTCATCCAACTCACTAACTTTAGCTTTTGGTTTCTTCAACTCTTCATTTTTACCAACAGTAGAACCGCCCGTAATTTGTCTACCTGCTTTGGCTCTGTTAGTAAGACCCAATAAATCCAATGCTTTTGTTTTCTTATCAGCCCAAGTTTCTACTTGTTGCGCCAATGGATGCTTTGAATTATTTGTAGCACCAGCTTTATTTGTATGCTGCTGCGTTGGCGGAAACCCCTTTTCTTTCCATTCGATAAACATCGTCATATAAACTTCGAAAATATCTAAATAGGATTCAATTAATGGATCTAAAGTAAGGGTGTAAATATCTGCATCACGCATGATTTTTAATATCCGATTTTTCTCAGCTTCTGTTTTATCGGCAACAATTTTTTGACGCTCTTTCTTCGTAGACATTTCACACCCCCCTTTATTTTTTAAAAAATGTTGTCTAACGATAGAGATGCCCCCTACGCTACCTATCCTCCCCAGAGGACAAATTTTATTTTTTGATAGGGGGGCTTCCGAAATAACTCGGAAAAACTTTTTTCGGTTTATCTTCATTTTCTTCAATTGTATGACAAACTGGACAAAGTAACCTTAAGTTATTTTCTTCTAATTTAAGAGTTGGATCTTCCTTGATTGGTATTACATGATGAACATGAGCACTTCGACCAAAGACGAACCTTCCACATCGTTGACAGCATCCATTCTCTCTTTCGTATACCTTTGACCTGACATACTTCCATGCATCAGTACGATAAAATGGTTTGTTATCATGATGATAGATGTTCTTCTTATCTTTTTTCTTCCTTGGTTTGTTACGCTTATGTTCTTCACAGTAACGTCCTTTGCTTATCTTATTATGGCAGCCATTGAAGTCACAGTATTTCATTCAGTATCAGTCGTTAATTGCTCAACGATATAGTTACGAATTGTTTCTTCTTTCTTTAACTTACCTGGTACATCGATGCTATTATCTTTAGCAAAGGATAGTAACTGTTCAGCATTCATATCATCCAGGTTAATTTCAGTATTGGTATCAATTACTTCCACACCAATTACTTTATTATCAGCATGCTTAATAATCATACTCTCTGGATTAACAGTTACTTCGAATCCTGGTTCTTCACCAGTTGGAACAAATAGACTTCGTTTTTCTTTGTTATCCCAATACTCTGTACCTGATATTGTTTTTCTAATTTCAGTAATCATTTAAGTTCACTCTCCTTATTTTTTCTTTAACGCTCCTACCAACCAACCTGACCAAAGACCTAAAATTATCGCTACTGTCATAGTCATTGATTTTCTTTCTTCCAAGTTTCGAACTCTTCTTTAGCAAGACCCAAGCCTTTATCTAACCATTGCAACTGTATCTTGTTTTGTTCCACAATCTCAGAGCTAGTTTTAATTGTTACTACAATCTGTTCTCTTCTAGCCTCTTGTTCTTTAATCCACGCATCCATTTGTTTTACATATATCTCATCTGGATCCATTTACTTAACACCATCCTTTTCAAATGCAACACGTTTGCGCTTATCTCTCCTTAACTCCCTTAGCAACCAACTTGACCAGATGCCTATGAGAAATACTACTGGTTTAATCATTGTTATCAGCAATCAAATGTTCAAGTCCCTTTACTGCTTTGTCATCCAAACAAATATTCATTAGGCCTAAGATTTTGATTACATCGTCCAACGTTTTAATTTTATTCCCATCAATCTTATGTAGATATGTAGGTCTAAGATATATACTATCTGTCTTTTCTGGTGTTAACATTTGTTCATCATCATCCTTTTTTAAGTGTCCAATTTGTCCAATAAAAAGAGAGCGCCTACGATAGTAGATGCTCTTAATATGATAAGGAGTTACTATGGGTTATTGAAATATGAAACTCTAGAGGGTTGCCCCCATACTTCAATATATGCTTGTCCTTATCAAAAGGTGACATAGTAAAAGCACCTGTTTCCGCAAGTGCTTTTAGGGAATGACTAACTGTTTTGTATTTGCCGGTTTCTTATTATAAGTATGCAATCATAAATACACGGTTACTAAAAATACAATATTTTCTATTTTCATTGCCGAATATCCTTTAAATCCTCGCACATACTATTTCTAAAAGGAGTATACTATGAAATTTTCTTTTTTCTTACTGTTTATCTTTGTTTGTGTTATATTTCTTTGCCTCTCGTATGCTTATTAATATAATAAAAAGAGCAACCGTGCACCAGTTGCCCTTTCGTCAAAATCTTATGTTATTACTATAATCGATATTTTCAAGAGTTAACATTCATAAAACTGGGTGTCAATAAAGTGCAAGTTCCTCAGCAAACTTTATTCTTCTTATTATTTCAGCATGCTTCTTATAGATATAACTAGAACTGTAATTCATGTTCTCCGCTATTTCCTCCAATGTCATACCGTCCACATACTTCATTTTTAATAATTTATTTTCTAATCCTTTAAACTTACTAATCAATTTCAATAAATCATGCATCGCATTCATCTTATAAGCTAACTCATATTCAATTGCTTCAATACGTTTTTCTACCTTCGCACCCTCCGATTCAGCAGTTAAACGTACATCTCGCAAATCACCACTGACCCAGCGTTTTAATTCAGCTTTTGCTTTATCTAAGTTGTAATCTAAGTATGCAATTCGTTCTTCTAATTTCTGATAGTCTTTCAGCCAGTCAAACAAATGATGATTCACCTACTTTCTTTGGATCTTCCACAATTCATTACTCACCACGCATTTTCAAATAATTTTGAGCATATCGTAATTGTTGAGCAATATATGGATCGTTTTCCCCTCCGCCACTTGCTAACCAATCTCTTACACGATTATTGATATCTCGTAACACTGGATAAGGTAATTCAGATGATAGTTCAATGATTTTTTGTAAATAAGTCATTCAATCACCTCATGTTTAAAGAACTTAATTTTTGTAAATTCATTCAAACCCCAATTGTAATCTGTCGCCCTTAAAAGCGTTCCATTTTTATTTTTAAAATAAATATCCTCAACTTTATTCCTTGAAATCAGTTCAAACACATCAGCTAGTGAAATTTCTTTATATCTTTCCATTAAAATTACCTACCTTTCTATTAAAAACAACAAACCTCGTAAAACACGTTTATTTTCGTTTCTAAGACGTTTTAACACTTGTACATCTATTTGTATTCAGAAAGGAATAAAACTTCAAATTACTATGATTCTGACGGTCATTTCTATGTCGAAACTCGTCGAACACATTGGATTTTCTTAATGAGTTAAGCCCGGTTCACCTTTTGTCACTAAATCCATTAATTCATTCAGATTGATACCTGTTTGCACTTCTATTGCAGTTTGATATAAAGCGGATATTGCTGTATTAAAAGCATTGTCATCCACATCTAAAGCAGCCATAATTAATACAATCAATTTCGCTAAATCCTCTGAATCATATTGAGTGCCAACGAATTCCTTTACAGCTTCTATAAATTTTGTTCCTTCTTTCGTTAATTCACCATCATTCGTAATTGCTTCAAAATCTTTATTAAATTTGTTAGACATCTCTCATTCTCCCTTTAAAATAAATTAGCTATAATTTGAAAAATCGGAAACATTTATTCAATGTTTTTTCTGAATACTCATGCTATTATTTATGTGCTGGTGTTTATCAACCCGAGCACTCAGTAACATCATCCACAGACTCTACTCTCACCCTTCCCTTTTGAGAGTAGAGCTTCTATTTATAGTACTTTTCCTCGATATTCTCTTTATACTTATACAAATTCGAATTGTATTAATATCCTGAGCCGAAGCCCAGGACGAATTTTTATTCAGCAATCGTTTCTTCATCAACAATCTTCAATTGACCAGGAGCAACATCCGTTGTCCCATCAGGATTTACGTTATACTCAACACCTTCATGTGGTTCCTCATAAAACTCATCAATCGACATTTGAGAAGGCTCAAGAATGATATCAACATTTCCACCAGCGAAAGGATAAAGCTGATTTACTACGCCTTTCGCATCACTTTTTACATTTAATTTAATTGCTGTTTTCTTGCTATCACGTTGAATATTTGCGAACTCCGCACCGATTGGTTCAACTTCACTTTTCTCCACAGCTAGATAGACAATTGTACCTGGCATTTTTAATAATTCATCAGCATGTGGAAGTTCATCACTTAATACATGGAACATTAAAACTTCCTTTTTATCGTCCTTTTGCATTTTCTTGAATAATACGTTCAATTTTACCTTTGTCATGTCTTCCGACTCCTTTTATATAAAATCGATATTAGAACTAAAGTTTTTCTGTTATTTCTGTACGTTTCTGAGCTTAAAATGCACCTGTCTTCAAATAATGCTTTGCATGATAATAAAGGACATAATATATCCAATTGCCAACAAACTTTTTATCTAAATAGACTATTTCAAAATCATATTTCACTTTAAAAGTATTGAGCCTACCGAGTAATGCCAATGGATTGTATCTTGATTGATAATCACCTTTAAGTATTTTTTCGTAACCACATGGATCTTCCACAATTAGAGTGAATGGGATATCTTTTGAACGAATCAACTCATTTTCAAACCTTGTTTGCGTATCCTTTTGTAAGTTCCCTGTTATTTCATCGATACTTGCTTTTCTCTCTATCCGACGATCTAAATAAATATCACGAGGTATACCAAGTTCTTCATTTTTCGGAATCATGCAGCCATAATCACCGGTATCTAATTTTTGTATTTTAACTGGTACATCTTTTTGAATTAAATAATCACGAATATGTTGGTTCTGTTTCTCTCTTGTATCAATCACGATTGTGAGTGTTTTTAGGATTTTTTCTATTTCTTTATCTGTGTAATGGAAACGAATCATTTTGATTCCTCCAGTAACTCTGGATTTTCGTAGATATTGCCAATGACTTCTAAAAAATCACCTGGAACATTATTTTTAAAGAAACAATCCGTCCCAAATTCATCAACAACCGTATATTCATAATTTCCCTCTACATACAAATTAATCGGCACAGTCGCATATGCACCTAAACTATTAATCCAACAAATAACATCCAGATTCCCGAACTTGTCTTTTGTGATATCTAATTCGTATAATTCACGACCATTTTTGTCTTCTGAACCTGTGTATTGCATAACTTCAAACGAATCTTTATTTTTGTAATCTAAAGAATCATTTTGAAATAAATCCCCATCTTGCGAAATGTAAAACCCGTCATCAAACATCTTTTCAGTGTGTTTAGACCATACTCGAAATTTAATTTCTCTCATTTTCATGCTCCTTTCCTTGCATATAAAACCGCACGTTCATATATCTTTCTTGCCATTGCATTCGATTCATCATTTTCAAATGGTCGATAATCTTCGTACATATCTGTCCATCCGTTCTTAGCAAGTACAATCGTCCACTCATAGAACATTTGTAATGAATCTTCGTCCACAATTAACCATTCATTTAACTTTTGGTTATGTTTCCAGCCACAAAACTGATAAAACACCTTTTGGATTGTAACTTTTTCGTTGTTAGCACCATTCCAGGATTTAAACCAAGTATCAATTCCATTGAAATTCTGTTCCGCAGCTTGCATTACTTTCACAGGGATTAGTTCCTGTCTCTTTATTCCGATTCGTCCATCCTTCGGATCAAGATAGATATTTGCGCCTGATTTCCAAATTGAACTTATAATTTCTAAAACTTTCAAATCTATCACCTCTGTTAACAGAAACTACTAAATTGTTACTGAAAAACGCCTAAAATCGCCATGTGTTACTAAAAAGTAACACGCTTCAGCCTTAGAGCCACAAGGGATTGAACCACTTTTGTTATTTTTGTTACCCATTTTGGGTATAAACGCTCCTAATAAGTACTTATATATATATTATTTTTTTGTTTATATATATTTTTAATAACAAAAGTAACAAAAAGAGTATAAAAAGTACCTTGAACCCTTGGTACATAAGGGTTTTAAGAGATTTTAAATGTGTTACTTTTAGTAACACTTTCGCTATTTTCATCGTTTTCTAGTAACTTTTGCTGTTTAAACGTATCTTTTCGGTCCATTAAAGTAACACCCTTGATGAAATACTTATTTCTATTGCCACGTTCTCGCTTGAATCCTTGGGATTCTAAAATTCGGTAAAACGCTCTGTTTTTTAATTGATGCTCGCCATTTTTAAAACACCAATTTGCATAAACTTCATATAAGTCTTTTGCTTCAACCTGAACATCTTCCCTTTTGAAACAACATTCGAACATGAACGGTCCGAGTATATCCATTTCTTCTTTGTAATCGCCTGTTGCTTTCATAACGATTGCTGGATCGTTTAGTCCCGACTGCTGCCACTTCAGACAACCTTCAATCGCCCAATTTAGTATGCCTGGCATTTCAAGACTTAGCTTCTCAGGTAGCTTTTTATCACGTTTTTCTTTTGGTAACTGTAGGTTGAACGGAATCAAGCGAATACGTCTCCATATCCCTTCATCTACACCTTTTATTACTGGCTTATGGTTTGTAGTGAAGAAGACTTTAAATTCTGGTATGAACTCAAAGAACTCTTGTCTTAGAAACCTTGCTAATACTGGCTCACCGCCTGTTATTTGTTTTACAAAGGCTTCTGATAGTTGTTCTCCATCTTCACTTTCGATGGCTGATACAAAGCGAGATCCAACTAATCTAGCAATATCGTTATTGGCCCCAGTTTCTTTTTTCTTAATGAAAGTATCTGACTTAGCTTGTCTGCCGTAATCACCCATAATGTCCTTGATTATATTGATGAATGTAGACTTACCATTTGATCCGCCACCGATCAGAAATACCATGATTTGTTCTGTAATCTCTCCAGTAAGCGAATAACCAATTAACCGTTGCATGTATTCAGTCAGTTCCTTATCACCTTGAAAAATTTGATCTAAGAAATTCAGCCATTCAGGACATTTTGCATTTTCATCAAACACAATATTTGTGATTTTTGTTAATCCAAGCTCCCGATCATGTTGCTGTAGCTTTCCTGTTTTTAAATCAACAATGCCATTTTCAACATTTAATAAGTATTTATGTGTATCAAATTCTTGGCGCTCTCCTGGAACAAGTGGCATAAGGTCCTTAATGCTATTCATTCGGACGTTTCTTCGTTCGCACATCCGCGCCCATTTCATTTCTGATTCATCTTCAGATTTATTAAGGCTGCGAAGTACCTTTGCTGTAATTCTTTCGATTTCTTTTTTGTTGTCTATCTTCCAACGCTTTCCGTCCCATATGAACCAACCGATATCATTAACAAATTTGATTACATGGCCATATTCGTACGCGATTCGTTCAGCATTACCTAGTTCTGTTAAACGGAATTTCTTTTTAGGCTTGTCCTCCACAACTTCAGCCACATCCTCATTTATAAAATCAAATGAAAATTCTTCGAATTGCTGTTTGTTATCTAAGATAGTTGTAGATGTGGAGGAAATAGCTACTCCTATTGTTCTTTCACCATAAGTTTCATTTGTATCACTAAAATGGATAACGTCCCATTTATCACGAATTAAGCTACTTTCACGAAACATTGCATCCATTCGAGTTGCTGATTTACCTGTCCAAAATGCAAGGTAATTACATAAAGCTAGGTCACTCGCTGAATGATCATCATTTATTAAGTTGCCATTGTACAATGAGCGAATTTCATCACCATTTTTACTACGGAACATTTTCTCCCAAAGAGATTCGTTTGAAATTTTAATTTCGTCTTTCTCAAATTCAGCTAAGTTCACTCGACCTTGAATGTCACTATCATCGAAATACTGTTCAAATACTTCTGCTAGTTCATCCGTACGATCGTACACGTCATTAGAATTTTCACGATTACCAGTGAAAGTGAAGAAACGACCATATGAGTAAATTTCTAAACCGTGTTTTGTATTTTTACGTCCAGTACCTAAAACAGATTGTGGAAGGCTACCTTTGATGATGATGTGGATGCCTTTTTCCGATGGGGAAAATTCTGTATAGCTGTCTAATGTATCAATAATTTCTGTTGCAAAAGCATTTGTTTTTCCATCCGTGACACACTTATCAATATCTATTCCTATATAGTTGTCCTGCCTGCTGAACACGAAGCCTATTCCGTCATAGTCACCTTCTAAGTAAAATTTGACCGCTGTTGCAAATGTTGACCAAGTACGTCTGTTATTTGCTTGCGCCATTTCTCCATCTACTTGATACGGTACTTTTGTTTGTTTATTATTTCGTGTTTCAAACTTCCATAATATCCATTGAGGAAGGGTCTTTAATTCAGCAGGGATTTCGTTAAAATTGTATGGATTTTCTTTCATTTCGCCCTCCATTTTTTTAGTTCACTTAAGTTTTTAACCTTCTTCTACAATCCATCCATTTAACATTGCATATTTGTACTTTCTAGAATATCTATATTTCCACTCATCCCACTCTTTCGAATGTCCTAAACTCGCAAGTGGATCTCGATTCTTTTTCTTTTGAAGGATTTCAGCAACCCATTCAGGTACTGTTGGTTTATATAAATTTTCGCTATTATTCATTTTTTCGCCCTCCGATTAGCCTTTTAGGGTATAAAAAAGAGAAGTCGAAAAAAACGACCTCTCTATGAAATTTTTAATTTGCTTTCAGAAATACTTCATAACCTTTTATTTCAGAATGTCCTTTTTTTACTTCCCTTGAGAGATAACCTTTTGTATGACCAAGGAATAGACTCGCTTTAGCAAGACTTCTAAACAAAATTGGTTCACTTGTATTTTTATCAACCAATATCACTTTTTGATTACAAGTCATTAAATCATTATCAAAAGCATGGTTGTTATTTTCTGTATGATCACACCACTCAAGATTAGAAATATCGTTATTTAATCGACTTCCATCTATATGATTGATGTAATCTTTATCTTCAGGTTTTGGAATGAAAGTTAGAGCAACTAGTCTATGGACTAACCATGTCTTTTCTTTTTTATTCTTCCATAAGATGACTCTACATGTGTTATCCTTAGAAACTTTTTGCTTTAAAACTCTTCCTTTCCAAATCCTTGTGCCATGACGGACTGAATGTGTTTTCTTTCCATCTACCGAGCGAATTTCACCTGTTGTACTCGCTTGATATATCCCTTCATAACTAGGTATATCTTTCCATTCCATCAATATCACCTCGTTAATTTAACTTAGAACGGGAGCGATTCATCACCGATAACAACTGTATTGACTGATGTTACGGGATTTACATCCGATACATCATAGTATTTTGCTTTAGCAGCAGTACGTTTTTGTTTCTGTCCATCCACAACCTTGTCATATTCTTCATGTTTTACTGTGATTTTTAAATTTTTATTGATAAGTTGCTTACCGATATCATCAGCTGAAGTGAAAACATGATTATTACCAAATCCGCATGCTTTTAATAACGAATTAACGATTTTTACTGAAACCTCATGTTCGAATGTGAACGTGTTATAAAGGATTTTTGCTCCTTGGTGATTTTGTGGTACATCACTACGAATCTCGAAATCTATTGATAATTTATCTTTACCAGCTTGTGTTTTGCCAGCTTCCGCATTTACAATTACCGCTTCATATTTACCTTCAGCAACTAATTCAAAACCTGTATTTACGTTTGTTTCATCAAATTTAAAGAAACTCATTATTTATTTCCCCCTGTTTTCTCATTTGTGGATGGCAAAAGAAAAATTTCTTCTTGTTTGCAACCCTTTCTATTGTCTAACTGATTTTTTGAATAAATACTGTTTGTGCCTTCTAAAACAAATCCTCTTTCGCCTTCTGGATTAATCATTAGGCGACCGACAACATCACATAAACCGAGTACATTATTTATGATTTTCGTATTGATTTGCGGATAAGAACGGTTGTATTGTTGTCCTTCTGCTGTAGTATATAAATCTGTTGTTTCCCAAGCATTAAACACAATGATGTCTGCTAAATTTTTCATCCATCTGAATGAATTGACGATACGGAACTGCATTTTTTGGTAATCACCCTGTGACGGTACACCTTGATTACGTCCGATAAATCCTAAATGTGATAGCAAGCAGCGTTCTAATTCCGACACATTATCAATTGCGATATTGTTATATTTTCCTTTGATAGCTTTGAGGTGGGTCAATAATGCTTCCCAATATTCCCAAGTGTTTTGGTTATCAACATAAATAATGTCTATATTTTTTTCTCCCTTGAGCACCTGTGATGTACGATCAATATCCAGTACTAATGTTTTGCCTGGTAGATGACGTAATGTGTGCGTTTTCCCCATACCAGGGTTCGCATACAGTAAGTATGTTTTGCCTTGTTTTACAATATCGGTTGCGCTTTTCGTACTAAAATCGAATTGTTGATCCAACTTTTACACCTCCACCATTTTCTTTAAAACAAAGATTGAAGCTTGAATATCCTGTATCCTACCTTCAGTGTCCTGAATTCTTTCTTTAACAATCGGCAACTTTTCTTCTAAACGTTGTTGTTCACGCTTATAATCATTTATCTTTTTTTGTTCCACATCTAACGACTTCTCTAACTCTTCAATACCAGCGTTCATTACTCACCAGCTACTTTCTTTATGGAATGAGACTCTAAATATTGTTTGATGCAATCTGTTTCATCGTGTATGTAATCATCATCAATATCCCGATACTCTTCACCTAAATAGATTTCTTTACCGCAACTTTGACAATGATCCATCACATTATTGAATGAGGAGTCCTGACGGTTCCCGATTACCATTGAATTTTCGAGCATTTGGTATCCCTCCAATTTTCTCTTCCATTCTTTCTTGAGTGTAAAGAGAGAAATAGGTTACATGGTCATTAATAAAGGAAACTTCATAAGGATAATACTTGGATTCACGTTTTAGTATTAATGGCTTAATCTGAGATTCATCTAACAATGATTCCAAGACTTCATTTTTTAGATGTACTTCCTTTCCATCAATCCTAATGATTCCATGTTCATTTTGTGCTTCTCGAATAACTTGTACAGCTTTAGCAACTTCTTTAATGCTCATTGATATATAACCTCCTAACCTATAAATTTGGAATTATACGAGTTACACCAGTAGTCCGATGGACCAAATGCAATTCCTTATTTATCTTCTTAAAAATCAACCAATCCTCTGAATTTAAATCATGTGATTGAATATGAATCTTTTCACGTTTGTTTGGCTTTTTACCGTTCTTCATGCTTGTCCTCCTTGATCATCATTGGAGTAAGTTCAAATGTCCCATCAACAATACTTTTCATGTCAATCGTTAATTCTTCAAACCCCTTATTTTTTTCATTGTAAAAACCAACTACGATACTTAATGGTTTTACAAATTTAACGATGCAAGGTGTACTAATTTCTGTACGTCTACTGTAGTTATATTTATTCAACCAATACGCGGTACCACTTTTAATGTTTTCCGTATCAAATTGTGGTTTATTTACTATCATGCATTTCACTCCTTTACACAAAGTCAATTCATGCTATAATGACCTCAACATGTGTTTTTATTAGACCGTCAGCCCCAACTGGCGGTTTTTCATGTTTCTTCTTTTGCCCAAGAAAAATGTTCTTAAGTTTAACGGTTTATAATTCGGATTGATTTTGAGAAATGCTTCATTTTTCTTTTGATTCACTGTGGATCTACCCATCCCAAGTTTCACTGCAATTTCTCTTTCGGTATATCCCTCACCTACATGTAGAATGATTAATTTTTCTCTCTCTTCCAAAACATTTATTGCTTCTTCAAATTCAACTGATAACAGCGCTTCTTCCTCCACATTGATAGGAGACACTGCATAAAATCCATTTACTGTTTCTTCATCTTGATGAAAATCAATCGAATGGATATTGATTTGATTTTTCTCCTCATGACTCACTTTTCTACTTACTTTAAAAGGCGTTCCTCTCATATGCAGTTCATCACTCATTGCCCATTTCATACCTTTCATAACATA